TAAGCCAGGAATGTAATGTATGTGCTTAACTAATATTAATTATTATATTAATTGGAATCCTTACAGAATTTTATTATTATTTAAATAATGAAGAATCTTAAGTTATTACAATTACTAGAATCAGTATTAGGTAAAGGTAAACCTACATCTGGTAATAATATTGCTTTCTTTTCTCCATTTACTTCACATTACAAACCGAAGTTAGAAATCGATATCAATACAACACACGCCGGCGAAAATGCTTGGCATTGTTGGATATCAGATAAAAAAGGTCGATCTATTTCTAGTTTGTTTAAGCAAATGAACTTGCCTAAACAATATCATGAACAATTAGAACGCATTGTGCAATCATCTCGTTATAGAACTCAAGAAGAAACAAAACGAGAAAATGCTAGTATACAATTACCGCAAGATTATATTCCATTATGGAAACCAAAGAAAACTCCTGATTATAGAAATGCAATCGCATATTTAAAAAAACGAGGAGTAACAATGTTTGATATTTTAAAGTATCGAATTGGTTATTGTGAAAATGGTGAATATTCTGGTAAAATAATCATACCAAGTTATGATGATGCAGGACAATTGAATTATTTTGTTAGTCGAGCTTTTTATAAGGCAGACAAACAAAAACATAAGAATCCTAAAATTTCAAAAGATATCATTGGCTTTGATTTGACTATCAATTGGAATGAGCCAATTATTCTTTGTGAAGGTGCATTTGATGCAATTGCAATAAAACGCAATGCTATTCCATTGTTTGGAAAAATCATTCAGCCAGCTTTACAAAAAAAGATTATAGAAAAACGAGTACGAGACATTTACATTTGCTTAGATTCTGATGCATTAAAGAATGCAATTCAAATTGCAGAACGATTTATGGCAGAAGGATTAAATGTACATTTTGTAGAACTGCAAGATGCAGATGCATCTGAATTAGGATTCGAACGTATTCGCGAAATATTAAATGATACGGATATTTTAACTTTTGAGGGCATAATGCAACTCAAAATGGGCATGTTATGGACATAAGACATATAGACACTAGTATTGAAAAAATTGACAAAATATTTCACATTTCAGATGTGCATATTCGTACATTGAAACGACATAAAGAATATCGTCAGGTATTTGAAAATTTATTTAACTATATTGAAACTCACGCAACTGGAAACAGTGTTGCAGTAGTTACTGGAGATATTGTTCATAGCAAATTAGATATGTCTCCGGAGCTAGTTCAAATGCTTGTAGATTTTTTTAATGGATTTACAATTCCTACCGTTGTTATTTTAGGTAATCATGATATGAACCTAAACAATATGCACCGCGTAGATGCAGTCTCGCCAGTCTTAGATGTTATCAAGAATCCTAATATACATTTTATTAAAGAAAATGGTTTATTTGAATTAGGAGGTGCTACATGGAATCATATGGCGGTTGATAAGACACCTGCAGACTATATTCGTGCAAAAGATTTTGATGCTACATATAAAATTGCAATGCACCATGGTGCAGTAAATACTGCAAAAACAGATATTGGTTATCAAATATCAAATGAGCATGTTGGTATTGATTTATTTGAAGGACATGACATTACGTTGTTAGGAGATATTCATAAGCCAGCACAATTTTTAGATAATGAAAAAACAATTGCATATCCAGGCTCATTGATTCAACAAAATCATGGTGAGACACTTATACATGGTATATTAGTTTGGGATCTAGAAAGACGCACTGCAGATTTTGCTGAAATTGAAAATGAATATGGTTATGTGACAATTGAAACGCAAGGAGCTTCGATAGTTAATGCCCCGGCACGAATGCCAAAACGTCCTAGGATTCGTATTAAATTTAATGATACATCTGCTGCAGATATGAAAAAACTTATTGCATCATTACGCAAAAAGTATACCGTAGAAGACATTACAATTCAAAGAACAATTGGTAGTGCTGCAACTGCTGCATCTTCGTCATTAGCAATAGGCAATGTACGAGATGTTGAATATCAAAACGTATTGTTAACGGAATTTATTGATAATCATTTTCCACAAGCAACGCCGGCAGAGATTGATGCAATTCGACATATTAATAGAACTATCAATTCAAAACTACCAGCAGTAGAATCGGTACGTCATACAACATGGCATCCTATATCATTTGAATTTGATAACATGTTTTCATATGGCGAAGGCAACATTTTAAATTTTGAAAATTTGCAAGATGTATGTGGTTTATTTGCTGCAAATACATCTGGTAAGTCTTCGTTGCTTGATGCAATTACTTATACTATTTTTGATAAATGTAGTAAAACAGGCAAAGCAAATGAAGTATTAAACAATAAAAAAACTTGGTTTCGTAGCACATTTAAATTTGAAATGAATGGCACGGTATATACTATCGAAAGACGTGGCACGCAAAACAAGAAAAAAGAAACACACGTTAAAGTAGATGTTGATTTTTATACTGAATCAGAAAATTTAAATGGAGAAGAGCGCAGTGAAACAAATAAAAATATTCGTCGTTATTTAGGCACATATGATGATTTTATTTTAACTGCATTTTCTTTACAAGCTGATAATAATAATTTTATTGAAAAGTCTCAACGAGAAAGAAAAGACTTGTTATCCCAATTTTTAGATATTACAGTATTCGAACAACTTTACCAACTTGCTGCAGATGAAATTAAAGAAACTGCAGGTAAATTGAAAGAATATAAGAAAACAGATTTTGCTCAAATCATAATAGATGCTGATGCTATTATAAATGAAAACCATGAAACTATTCAATCATTAGAAACATCAGAAGATGAATTTCAAGAACAACGAAATACTTTACAAAATGAAATTGTAACTTTAATTGAATCTAAATTACCAACTACATATGATGGTCCAGATATCGAAATACTAGAACAACAAGAATCTGGTTTAGTTGAAAAAATTGAAACAATACAACAAGATATTGAAACTGCAGAGCAACGAATATTTGAGTTAAAACAACAAAATGCTTCACAAAAGTCTATCATTCAGTCTCAATACAACTTAACAGAAATACAAACAAACATTGAAACGCATAAAAAACTGATTGAAACACATAATGACATCAGCTCGCGTATAAAAGAACAAAAAGGAGTAATTGATGCAAAAGAAGAAAAAATTAAGCATCTCGAATCTCACGAATATGATCCAAACTGCAAATACTGTACATCTAACGTTTTTGTGCAAGATGCAGTCGAAGCCCAAGATACGATTGATCAAGATAGAGCAATACTAACAGAACTTGAACGTCGCATTGATAAACTAGAAACAGAAATTGAAGCAGTTTCAATATATCAAGTTCAATATGATGAATTGACACAATATTCGCAAACTATTAGAACAACTGCAACTAATATTGAACGAAAAGAACTTCAATTACAACTTGCAGAATCTGAATTACAAACTCGCGAATCTGAATTAGAAACTGTTTTAGAACGACAAGATTCATTTAGAAAAAATGAAACAGCAATACTTCATAATACTCAAATTGATGTAAAAATTACATTATGTAAACGGAACATTGAATCATTTAGTGAACAAATAAAAACAATACAAGAACAAATTAAATCATTGTTTGGTGCTATTGAAGTTGCAAAAACAAAACGAAGTGCAGCAATGTCACAATTAGATTCATATCGTCAATTAGAAACTGAATATAAGGCATATGAATATTACTTAGAATCAGTTAAACGAGATGGCGTTCCGTATGAAATAGTTGCAAAAGCTCTACCTAAAATTGAATCTGAAATCAACAATGTACTTAATCAGATAGTTGATTTTAACATGGTATTGAATACGGATGGTAAAAATATCAACGGATATATTATTTATGATGAAGATAACTATTGGCCATTAGAATTAACCAGCGGAATGGAAAGATTTATTTCATCGTTAGCAATTCGCATCGCACTTATCAACGTTTCTGCATTACCTCGCCCAAATTTTATTGCAATTGACGAAGGTTGGGGTTCGTTAGATTCAGAACATATTTCATCGGTAGTAAATTTATTTGATTATTTCCGAACTAAGTTTGATTTCTCAATCATTATTTCACACGTTGATTCTATGCGCGATATGGTTGATAATTTAATTGAAGTAAACAAAACAAACGGATTCAGCCAGATTCATCATTCCTAATATTTATATTAAAGAATGTAAGTAGCGTATGAAACGCAAAGAAGCTGTTTATAAAGGTTTAGAATTTATCGATGTTTATTTTACTGATACTTCGGCTACATCGCCGAATTATTTCCAAATAACTGAATTTCCATTACGTTTAACTGCTGGTAAAAATTTATTTAAACTTCGAGGACATCCTACGAATTTAAAAGTAGGCGGCATTTTAAATTTCGAAATTTTAGATTATAATGGAAATCCTATATATTCAGAAGTTATTAGTTATATTGATGAAGACAAAAGTCGCGTAATTGCAATTTATATTTATGAAGATACGTCACCCGGTGATTGCACAATAACAATATTGGCTGAAGCTGCAACAATTAACGGATTGCCAGTACCTATAGAATGGCAAGGCCGAGCTAATGTTAAATGGACTAGAACAGTACCCGTTAATCCAAATATATCAAACGTTTCAGAAATTATTTTTGAAAGTACGCCTACGGTAACCGTTGATGAATTAATTGGAGTACAATTAGATAGAACATATCCAAACAACAATCAATTTGTAACATATTCTACAGGCACTGTAAAATATTTTTCTTATAACGGTACGCCAGCTGTTGAAATACAAGGCGGCACATTTACAAGTGATATGTCAACCGGAACAATAACAGTAAATACGCCAGTTAATCCTACGCCTACGCCTAATTTCCCTATATCTACAACGCCATATGTATCTACGATTAAAAAGATATTAAACCCAACCGTAGCGCTATTAGATACTGCGTATACAGCACTAAGTAGCCAAAGTATATCAGTTCATACATATACTAATTTTGATTATTCTTCATTTTCTTTATATTATGAACAAACTCCCACTTATGTTGAAACTGAAAATTCACAATCATTTGCATATATACAAATTCAAGGTTTAGAACCAGCAACTGGCGATGTATCTAGAATCAAAGTTTTTACAAATAATAATGGTACTGTAGGAACATGGGAATTAATTAATGATATTGAATTAGAAGAAACGGAAATATTTGTTCCTGCTACATCATCATTGTATCCAGATAAATCAATTGGAATTTTTACAACTCAGAGTATTATCAATACATATTGGGAAGGCATATCATATAATGGAGTTCAAACATTAGCTCCTGCTACGTTAACATGGACTACTGCTTCTATAGAAAATGGAATGCGTATTACATCTGCATCATTAAATTTAGATGCAGATAACCAAATATTAATAGCACAAATCAAATCTAATTATGCTGGCGTATTTTTAGCAAGTTCTTCATATAAAGTTTCATTAGATGCTATAGGAACAAAAACAACATCCACTCAAGCAAAGTTATCAATATATTTGTCTGGTAGTTCTTTTTATCAAGATCCAACTGACTATTTTAATCAAACATTTCCTAAAAAATTAGGAAAACGAATTGGAGAAATAACAGTTACTGGCACTACACAAAGATTTGATGATCAAACATTTAGTTTTGAATCAAATTATAATGGCTCCGGAGTTTTATTGCTAGTAGTAGAATCTGGCGATTGGGTTGTATCTGATATACATGTAACATCGGATAACGATGCAGGGTATTCTCCAAATTATACTAGAATTAAATCATTTGTTAATACGACACATAAAAATGACAATCAAATTAATTTTAAAGTTGAATATTACAATGTTAATGGAGAAAAAAGCAAACAAATATCATATGTAAACAATAAAGATTGGGAAGGCGGCAATCGTTATATTGATGGAAACTTCTCAATGCTTACAGGATCACTTTATGTTGCAGATTCATTAAATAGCGGAGTAGCAATAAGCGGATATCCAAACGCAGGCTTTGTTCGATCATTAGGATATGAAGGATTTGATGCAGGATTTGCTGGCTTTTTATTATGGTCTGGATCTGCGTTACCCGGGCAAACATCAAATGGACAACCATATTCTGGAGTTGGTTTAGAACTTTATGCTAATACTGCTAGTTATTTTAGATATAGCACAACAGATTCTATTATAGATGTTCGAACTGATAAATTCTTTTTCGGAAATCCAAATACAGCATTTATTAGTGGATCAAATGGATTGATTGAAATTTCATCATCTAAATTTCATTTAACAAATCAAGGAAATTTAACTGCTAGCAATGCATTATTTTCCGGAAATGTTACTGCAGTTAATTTTTCAAAACGAGTAGTTACTGTTACAGACGCTAATTCTGGTTCATATTTACGAACGGTAACTGGAGGCAAAAATTTAGTATTTAACGGTTCATTGGGCGGACAGATAATAGCAGATATAGCAATTAATACTATTGGTAGTTTTCTTATTAAAGATATTGAACTACCAAATACTGGTTCAAATATTAATAATGAAGTTAATGTGTATATACAAACACCTGGAATTCAATTTGACAATTCAACAATTGGGCCGACACTTGCAGATGCATATGCCCCAGCATAATAAATAACGAACATGGCAAATATAAATTTAACACCTGGAGAACGATATACATTTGGTAAATTGAAAGGTATATCTGTAATTACAGATAGTACCGATAATGCACAATCTCCTAAATATATTAGAAATACGTTATATATAACATCATCTGCTCCGACATTTTACGTAAAAGGAGGCGGCGCAACTAGTAATGCAATATCACAAATAGAAACTGAAGGTACCGGTGATCCAATATTTCGTTTATCAGTAGGCAACGCTGCAGCTGAAAATTGGATTATCGGTATCGATAATAGTGATAATGATACATTTAAAATACAAAATGGAACTACATTAGGTTCTGCCGCTACATTAGCGTTATCAATTGATACTAATGAAAATATATCAATACCAAATAATTTAACAGTAACTGGTTCTGTAATTATTTCTGGCTCTACTATTCCAATTAATACAGCATGGACTGCATATACACCTCAATGGACAGCAGCTTCAGTAAACCCAGCTATCGGAAACGGAACATTAGAAGGTTGGTATAAAGTAATTGGCAAAACATGTTTTGTTAGAGGCAATATTGTAATGGGTTCAACTACTACGTTTGGTACAGGCGAGTGGTATGTATCAATGCCATTTACAGCATCACACGCCGATGCTATCTTAATGACCGCAAACTTACTAGATAATGGTTCAGCTTGGTATAATGCAACGTTGAATGGAGCACGAGCTGGATTTAATTTTAAGACAGCAATACAATATCAATCAACAGGCGGTACAGCGGTAGATGTAAGATCAAATCAACCATTTACGTGGGCAAGCACCGATCGATTCATTTGGAACGGTAGTTTCGAAATGGCATAATATATAAAATAATATATTTATATAAAACGGAAACACAATGAATAAAATAACAGTTTTATTTCCAGGTGGGTTTAAACCTTTAACGGGAGCTCATTTAGCATTAGCACAACGTTATGCTGAACATCCTGAAGTTGACCGCGTAATTCTTTTAATTGGTTCAAAAGAACGAGAAGGAATTACCCGAGAAAAAACCATGGAAATGTTTAACATTTTAAATGATAATCCTAACATAGAAATACAACCAACTGAATTCAATTCTCCCATCATGGCTGCATATGAATATCTATTTGCATTGCCAGAAGATGCAACAGGTCGTTATGCTATGGCGGCATCTACTAAAGGAGATGATTACGTTCGTGCAAAAGATTTTGTTCCTAATGTAGATAAGTATGTTACAATTGGCGATAAAAAAGGACGCAGAATGCCCATGGGTATTGACGCAACTGAATTAAGTATCGATGTAGATCCAGAAACATACGCAAATGGTACTCCCATTTCAGCTACCGTTGTACGTCAATCATTAATGAATGATGATTATGAAACATTCCGTGCATCATATCCACAATTTAATGATGCTAAAGTAAAAAATGCTTGGCAAATACTTAAAGGAGTACAAGAAGCATCGATATTTTCTAAAGATTGGTGGGCTTCTGCATTACAAGAAGATGTTGATGAAGTATTTGCTGCAACAATGAATAAAGCAGAAACAAAACGACATAAAAAGAAAATTAATAAACTAAGTAATTTTTTAGATCGCCAAGACGATGAAAGTTTTGTTTATGATTTTGATCAATTTCCAAAAACAGTAATGGGTGCTAAATTAATTGAAAATCAAATATTAACAGAAGGCGGCGCTGCAGGACATATGGCACACCCATATGACGATCATGGATTAACTTTCAATGAAATGAAAGAATTGGTTTCTAGAGCATTAGAAGGACGATTAGATATAGAATCTGCAGTTACTGAAAAAACAGATGGTCAAAATATTCAAGTAACATGGAAAGATGGACAAATTGGTTTTGCCCGTAATAAAGGAACTGTAATTAACCCAATGTCTGTACAGGAATTACAAGATAAATTCGGAGGCCGCGGCCCTATATCAGATGCATTTGGTGGTGCAGCAGAAGATTTAGCTGAAGCATTTAGTAAAATTAATTCAACTGAATTAGAACGAATATTTAAAAACGGCCGGGTATTTGCTAACATGGAAATTATTTATCCAGCAACTAAAAATGTAATATCATATAATGTAGCAGTATTGCAATTTCATAATTTAGTTGAATATGATGATAAAGCAAATGTTGTAGAAACTGATATGACAGGCGGCGCAACGTTGCAACGCATTATTCAAGATGCAAACGCACATCTTCAAAAAACATTTTCATTTATTCCTCCACAAAAAATTAAATTAGGCCGCGTATACGATTTCGAAGATCAACAAGACGCATTCTTTAACGAAATTGATCAGTTACGAAATCGTTATAATTTAAAAGAAACAGACCGTGTTACTGAATATCATAAAGCTTGGTGGAAAGATATTATTCAAACTAAAGCTAAAGAATTAGGATATGATATTCCAGAAAATATTTTAAACACATTAATTTATCGCTGGGCATTTAATGATAAATCTACTAATATTTCTGTATTAAAAAAAGAAATTACAAACCCAGAATTTGAATCATGGGTAACTGAATTTGATAAAAAAGATTTTAAAATGTACCAAAAACAAAATATGGAACCGTTTGAAACAATTTTTTTAAGATTAGGCGCTGTAGTATTAAAAAATGCAGAAAATTTCTTAGCAGCAAATCCGGCAGAATCAGTTCAAGAATTAAAAGCAGATTTAGCTGAATTAATTAAAGAATTACAAGTAAGTGAAGATCCTGGTACAATTAAAAAATTAGAACACGAATTGCGACGTATACAACGATTAGGAGGTTTTGATGCAATTATACCGTCTGAAGGTATAGTATTTGTATTCGGAGGACACACATATAAATTAACAGGAGCGTTTGCTCCAGTTAACCAACTACTAGGAGTATTGAAATACGCACGTTGATATATTTATATTAAAATTGGATTATAATCATGGCTGAAAAACATAAAAGCAAATATAAAGCACCAAAAGATTTAGAAAAATCTCAAAAACCAAAAACTAGAAAAGATTTAAAAGATTATACTGCCGACGACAAAAACGGCGGGTTGAATCCTAATTCTACTAAAGAAAAACATCTTAATGTACTTCGCAAAACTGATAAAGAAATGCAAGATGATGGTAAAATGTATCCAACATATAATGCTGATGATCGTTTATACAAAGATATTGAAGATGGAAATTATGATCCAAAAACAGCTGCAAAACGTTTGAAAAAACGCCAAGATGATGAAGAAAAAGATGTTAAAGATGTTTTAAAAGATAAAATTGAAAATTTAACTCGCGAGCAAAAAGAACGTTTAGTTAGAGAATATGTTCGTAGAAAAATTGAAAAAATATTATTAGAACAACCAACAACCGAAGAACCGCCAGCAGAAGAAACACCTATAGAAGAACCAGCAGCTGAAGAACCAGCAGCTGAAGAACCAACAGCAGCACCTGCAGAAGATCCGACAGCCACCGCGGCAATTGATCCTACATTAGCCGGCGCCGCAGTTGGAGCTGGAGCAGCAGCAGCCGGAACGGCAGCAGCAACTGCAACAACCCCAGAACCAACACCAGCTGCTGCAACAACTAAATCAACCGAAGAGCCTGGACCTGAAGAACGTCAAACGTTAAACGTTTCTAAAATTAAAGATGTATTATCTGCAGAGCGTTCTAATTTGAGTAGAATTGAAACATTATTTAAAGGCATTAATCAAACATTTGAAGATGCTGATCCAATAGATATTAAAAATTTCTATAGATTGATGTTGCGAACAATTGCTAAAAATTATAAAAAAATAACAGAACCTAAAGAAACTGAATAAAGTTATATGTCAAATAAGTTACAAAATGTTAAAGCTATTCAACAAATGTTGGATGGTACTCATAAGTTCCAAACTAAAAAAACTGTAGGATTTTCTGATGCCAAAGATGTAGCAAAAAAATCTGAGCATCATGAAGTAGGGGATGTTTGGGAAGAAACTGATGCATCGGGCAATGTGTATGTTGTAGAACAACGAGACGGGTTCCGAATTCGCAAAACAAAAAATTCAGATGTATTTCAATCAATACGAGAAGAACTTCGGGCATTTCCAAATTGTAGAAAAGAAACATGTACGTGTATAGGAACACATCCACTTGATGTTAAAATGCGTGGTATACATGGTATGTGTTTTGATTGCGTTATTGAAATGGAACATGAAATGAAAAAAGATGGTACATTTGATGAATATGCAAAAAACAAAGTACGAGAAAATGCATTAGCATGGTTACGAGATGCTGAACGAGATGTAGAGCTTTTAAAACAAGCATATACGCAAGCAGCTAATTTTGTTACTAATGCTGAAGGAGAAACAGAATCTTGGGCAGCAAAAATGACCCCAGAAGAATTTGAAAACACTATACAAAAAGAATTTGATAAATTCAAAGAAAATTTTTTAAATAAACTAAATGGAGTTGAAACTACAAATGAAAACAATTAAAAACATTGCATTAGCAGTTGCTGGAATCGTTGGAGCAATTATTGCATTTTTCTTATTTACAGGAAAAAGAAAATCAAACAAAATTGAAAAACTTGATCAAGCTGTTGAAAAAAACAAACAACATGTTGAGCGTATTGAAAACGAAGTAAAACAAGTTGAAAAGAAACGCAAAGCAGTTAAAAAAGAAATTGCTGAAGTAAAACAAGAAATTGCGGAGTTAGAAACAGCTAAAGAAAATTTAGTAATAGAAGAAAAACCTGCAGAAGAAGTAAAAGAAAATATTCTAAAACAAACACGCAGAGGTCGTCCTAAAAAGGCATAATATGAAAAAGATATTGTTTTTATCATTGTTTGTTGCAACATTGAGTTATGCTCAAAAAACTAAAAAAGTTGCACCCGATACTGTTTGTTTTACAAAACAACAAGCAGCAGACATTTCTTTTGTTTTAGATTCATTGTGGGCAGCTGATGATATTAATAATGAATTAATTAGTTCATATAAAAAACTAGTAAAAAAACAAGATTCGTTAATTGCATTAGATTCTACACAAATTATCAAACAAGATAGTATCATTACATATCAAAAAAATGTTATTACAGATTTAGAAACAAAAATTGAATTAATGAAACCAAAATGGTATGATAAAAAATCAGTTTGGTTTGGATTTGGTTTTTTATCTACTTTAGGAACTGGTATTTTAATCAATCAAATTATTAAATAATATGTCTCAAAACATAAAACAGATCATACAACAACAGTACACGATGTGTGCTAAAGATCCTGTTTTTTTCATGAAACAATATTGTTATATTCAACATCCTAAACGAGGCAAAATTAAATTTAATCTATATCCGTTTCAGGAAGATTCATTAACAGAATTACGAGACAATCGATACAATGTAATTCTTAAGTCTCGTCAGTTAGGTATATCAACTCTTTCTGCCGGCTTTGCTCTATGGAGCATGTTGTTTAAAGAAGATTTCAACGTACTTGTTATTGCAACAACTCAAGAAGTAGCAAAAAACTTAGTAACAAAAGTACGTGTTATGCACGACAATTTACCTAGTTGGTTAAAAGGTAATATTGAAGCAGATAACAAATTATCTCTTAAATTTAAAAACGGTTCACAAATTAAAGCAGTATCATCAGCAACTACCGGTGCTCGTTCTGAAGCACTTTCATTGCTAATTATAGATGAGGCCGCCTTCATTCGTAACATTGAAGAAATTTGGGTAGCATCGCAAGCAACATTATCTACGGGCGGGGGCGCTATTGTATTGTCAACGCCAAATGGAGTTGGTAATTGGTTTCACTCTGTATGGTCTGAAGCTGAACAAGAAATAAATGGATTTCATACAATCAAGTTGCATTGGACCGTACATCCGGATCGAGATCAAGAATGGCGAGATGAACAAACTAAATTATTAGGCGAGCGCGGAGCTGCACAAGAATGTGATTGTGACTTTATTTCATCTGGTCATACTGTAGTAGATGGTGCTATATTAATGGATTATGAATTAAAATGTACTGATCCTATTGAAAAACGAGGCTTTGATAATGCATATTGGGTTTGGGAATATCCAAATTACGAAAAAGACTATATAGTAGTAGCAGACGTCGCTCGCGGCGATGGCGGTGACTGGTCTACATTTCACGTTATTGATGTACAAGATGTTATACAAGTTGCAGAATATAAAGGTAAATTGCCTCCTAAAGACTTTGGTAATATGTTAGTATCAGTTGCAACCGAATGGAATAACGCACTACTTGCAATTGAAAATGCCAATATTGGTTGGGCAGCAATTCAACCTGTATTAGATCGAGGCTATGAAAATTTGTTCTATACATATAAAGATGATGGGTATGTAGATGTTGATGTGCAACTTAAAAAAGGATATGATATGAAAGATAAGAGCCAGATGGTTCCTGGAGTATCAACAACATCTCGTACACGCCCATTAATGATATCTGCTCTCGAAATGTATATGCGAGAAAAAACACCAATTATACGAAGTAAACGTTTGATTCAAGAATTGTTTGTATTCGTTTGGTTGAATGGTAAAGCTCAAGCACAAAATGGATACAATGACGATTTAGTAATGTCATTTTGTATTGGATTATGGTTGCGAGATACATCATTAAAATTACGACAACAAGGAATTGAACTTCATAAAAAAACTTTAAGTCAATTTCATAAATCGTCTGAACAAGTTATATTCACCGGAAAACCAGCTAATGGAACTGATGGGTGGAATTGGAACAACGGTCATTACAACGAAAATTTGACCTGGCTTCTGTAACTAGTTATATTTATAATAAAGTAAAATAATATTATGGCGTCTTTAAGAAAACGTTTACAGAATCTATTTGCAACGAATGTTATTGTTCGAGCTTATGGAAAAGATAAATTACGCGTAGTCGATACTAATCGTTTACAAGGCGTAGGCAACTTAAATCAAACTAAAGTAGCAGATCGATATACTAGAATGCATGGTGCTAATAAGCACATGGTTGGTGGTAACGGAGGTTACGATTCCAATTACTACATGCATCAAAATCGTATGCAACTTTATGCTGATTATGAAATGATGGATCGCGACCCTATTATTTCTTCAGCATTAGATATATATTCTGATGAATCTACATTAGCAGATCAATTCGGCGATATTTTAACTATTAAAACCAATAAAACACAAATACAAAAAATTCTTTATAATTTATTTTATGATATTTTAAATATTGAATTTAATCTGTGGACTTGGATTCGTAACATGACCAAATATGGCGATTTCTTTTTAAAGTTAGATATTGCAGATGAAATTGGAATTGTTAATGCTCGACCATTTTCTAGTTATGAAATAGAGCGTTGGGAAGAATATGATGAAGCAACAGGAGAATATAAAATACGTTTTAAACATGTTGCTGATTCTAGAAAAGATTATGAAGTTTTTGAAATAGCACATTTCCGAATGTTGTCAGATTCTAACTTTTTACCATATGGTAGATCTATGTTAGAAGGTGCACGTAAAGAATTTCAAAAATTGATGATGATGGAAGATGCAATGCTTATACATCGTATTATGCGGGCACCAGAAAAACGTGTATTTAAAATTGATATTGGTAATATTCCACCAAATGAAGTTGATTCATTCATGGAACAGATTATTACTAAAATGAAAAAAATTCCACATATTGATCAACAAACTGGTAACTATAATCTTAAATTCAACTTGATGAACATGTTAGAAGATTATTATCTACCAGTACGAGGCGGAAATTCAACTACATCGATTGATACATTACCTGGAATGACTTGGACAGGTACTGAAGATTTAGAATATATAAAAGACAAAATGATGGCTGCATTAAAAGTTCCTAAACCATTCTTAGGCTATGCAGAAGCAGTAGAAGGAAAAACTACATTGGCGTCCATGGATATTCGTTTTGCAAGAACAATCGAACGCATTCAACGAATAGTAATGTCTGAATTAACTAAAATTGCAATTGTACATTTGTATGCACAAGGTTATGAAGGAGAAGATTTAGTTGGGTTTGAATTAGAATTAACAGCTCCGTCAATTATTTATGATCAACAAAAAGTTGCATTGATGACTGAAAAAATGACATTAGCAACTGCTATGAAAGATAGCAAATTAGTTTCTGATAAATACATTTATGAGTTTATCTTTAATATGTCAGAAGATGAATGGTTGCAACAACGTACGGATGTTGTAGAAGATCTTAAACTTCGTTTCCGTCAAAATCAAATTGAACAAGAAGGAAATGATCCTGCAGTAACCGGCGTTTCATTTGGTACTCCACATGATTTAGCATCAATGCATATGTCATCTGATGATGTAGAGCAAAAAGATCAAGGTGGTCGACCTAAAGAAGGTATTAAATTTGGTCAACATAAAAATGCATTTGGCTGGGATCCAACGGGCAAAAAAGAAATTGATCAAGCATTTAATCCTGAAAATCAACAAACAACATTTATGCCCGATAAACGTTTTGATAGAACAGTTAGACCAGTAGCAACGGAAAGCAATAACATACTTCGTTATTTAAATAAATCAAAAGGACCTAACATTATAACAGAAACGTTGAAAAATAAGAAAAGAGATTCAGATCAAGGCACCATACTAGATGAAGGTAACATTTTATAATTTCAACCATATTTATTAAATAAAAAAGAACTGTATTAAATATGAAAAAATTAAAACATTCGAAATATAAAAATACCGGAATTCTTTTCGAAATGTTAGTTAGAAAATTAACATCAGAAACATTATCATCTAACAAAACTACAACTGTTGATATAATTAAAAAATATTTCGGAAAAAATACAGAACTTGCTAAAGAATTGTATTTATATAATGCTTTATTAAAAGAACAATATAAAAGTGAAGCACAAGCATTAGATTATATACGAACAATTAAATCAACGCATTCAAAATTAAATCAAAGTTTATTAAAACGTCAACGTTATAATTTAGTTAAAGAAATTTCAGACCGTTTTAATTTTGATGATATTTCTAAAATTCATATCAATAATTATAAAACGTTGGCATCTATTTACATGATATTTGAATATCAAGAAACAGATAATCCAAAACAATTATTGGAATGTAAAAATGTTATTTTAGAAAATGGAATGCTTGTTGAAAGAAAACAGCCAACAAAAGATTTAACATTAGAAACATTTGAAACTCAACCAAAAGATGTACGTTTATTAACATACAAATTAATGATTGATAAATTTAATGAAAAATATTCAAAAAATTTAGATGAATCTCAAAAACAACTTTTAAATAAGTACATTACCAATGTTAATGATACAACAGCATTAAAAGAATATATTCAAACTATTATACCAAAAATCAAAAAAGATTTAGCATCGCAAGCAAAATTAATAGTAGATCCTGCAACACAAATCAAAGTGTCTAAACTTTCTGAAATGTTATGCACCGTTGAAAATATGAAAACAATTAAAGAATCACACGTACTTTCTTTATTACGTTATTTTGATTTAGTTAGAGAATTAAAGGAGATGCATCAATGAAATCTTTCTTAAGAGAAATGGAAGAGAAATTCATGGAATTGGAAGATTACTGTGATTCTTGTGATCGAGTGAAATCTCAATGTGTATGTGATGAATCTGAACTTGATGAAATATCTACCACTGGCGGCGTAGCTGGTTATAATACTCCAAATGCATTTAGCAAAAAAGGCGCAGATGATGATACAGTTGAAGCGTTAGGAATGAAACGAGTAAAAATTAAAGAATCTGTAAACACTCCAGCATCATTTAGATGGAAAGATACAGGCTATCAAAAACCAGAATCGCCAGAAGAAACATCTCAAGATAAATTTCCATTTTCCAATGACATGGAAAAATGGCCAAATAAAGATCAAGAGTATCCAGTTAAGTTTACAAATCAACCATATGGTACTGCAAATATTACAGATAAATCATCTAAAGTATACGAAATGATGGATCAAAAATATGAACAACTTATTGAATCATATAGGAGATTTGCAACGGAAGATAAACATCTAAGCCCTGAAAAAAAAGTAAAAAATACAATCAAGGAGCTAGCTAAAAAATTACAAGAAATTGAAACATTAGTTAATTATAATACAAAATTAAAAACAGAATCTGGAGTAGCAGCTTCATCATATGGTTCTAGTACGCAAACTGCATTAACTAAAATTTCAGAAAAATTAATTAAAATATCAGAGCGAGTTAGAGCATTAGGAGAATAAGATGTCAAAAACATTGATCGTAGAATATATTCCATTTAAACCAATTGGTTCATTAACTGAATCATCTGGTAATGCATATGGCGTACCTGGCGGTTTTGTTGTTCAAGGAGTTTTACAAAGAGCTGGGGCTAAAAATCAAAATGGACGAATATATCCTAAACGCATTTTAGAAAGAGAATGCCAACGATATCAAAAAGAATATATTGATCAACATCGAGCATTAGGTGAATTAGATCATCCAGAATCATCAATTGTTAACTTAAATAATGTTTCGCATAATGTTTTAAAAATTTGGTGGAATGGAGATGATCTATTAGGAGCAGTTCAAATTTTAGAAACGCCTTCAGGTAAAATTTTAAAAGAATTATTTAAAGCAGGTATTACATTAGGTATTTCATCGCGAGGCTTAGGCTCAGTTAAAGAATTACGTAGTGAAGGCGTAGTTGAAGTTCAAGAAGATTTTGAATTAATTTGTTGGGACTTTGTTTCTAATCCTTCTACTCATGGGGCTTTTATGCGGCCTATGGGCATGTATGAGTCCGTAAATAAAAATATACCAAATAACAAATATAATAAAGTAAACGACATCATTACATCAATTTTATGTGAAGATGGTAAATGCAGGATAATATAATGAGAACGCCAAATTTGAAATTCATTCTAGAAACTATTTTAGAAGATCAACCAAACCCAATGTCTCGAGAAGAGAAACAACAATTTGTACAAGAAGTAGCAAACTTTTCAGCATTAGGTGAATCAGTATATGGTAAAGGTGATTTAGAACAAATTGTTGAGCGTGTTAAAAATATAGTAGAACGAGCAGATAAAATCATGACTGAAAGTGATGATTGGATGTCAAATGTTGCACATAAAAAGAACAATAAACGAATGCACGAAGATTATCGTGATTTTGAACAAGCCGCACGAGAATTAAAAGAAGCACAAGATCGAATGGCATTAGCATATGAAAATATAGGCCAGCATTTGAGTCGTTATTTTGATGTTAATTAATTTGGATATTCAAAATATTATTACTATAATATAGGTAGAATGATGAAAACCCTTAAAAAATTATATAAAGAGTTTTTTGGATTAACAGAACAACCAACACCCGTTGCGCAACAAGCGGGCATACCAAAGTTTACAAAAGATGATGTACAAAATGCTAAAGATATGGCTGTAGCATTAAAAGGTATGAAAGATGCCATGAAAATGGAATCGGATCTAGAAGAAGCTCAATTGGTTAATAATATCACGGATTATCGAGGTGGTATTGAATATGTATTAAGAAATCCAAGCGAAGCACAAGCAGTTGCACAAGAAATAAAAGAGTGGGCTGAAAGAAAAGGATTTACCGTAGTTAAACACACTATATCACCATCAGGCAAAATTGGATATTTTTATTTTAGATTGGGAACTGATCCTGGTTTAGAATCACAAAAATTACAAGGATATTTAGCACAAAAACCTGAATTAAAACATTTTAGATTTAACGTTAGACAACAAAAACCAAAAGCACCGCAACCAGAAATTTAAATAAAAATATATGAATAAAAAACAAAAACAACATTTAACAACAGTTCCAGGAAGTCCTTTAGCAGTTAATGTAACAGGTACGCAGCGAGAAGATTTAGCATATGCTCTTAAATCATGGAAACGTAAAATTAAAACATCTGGAATTTTAGAACGTATAAAAGATCGAAAAGAATTTGAAAAACCTAGTGTTAGTAAAAGAAAACAACTTCAAGCAGCAAAATTTTTACAAAAAATTCGAGATTTAAATTCTTTTTAAGAAAAAATGTATAAGGCCCTAACAAAAGTTAGGGCTTTTTTACTGGTTTTTCAAACATGTCTATATTTATAGAAAAATACGCTATCCTCTATATAGTGTCTAGTAATTAATATTTTCTATTAAGATTCTCAATAATCTTATTTCCAAAAAACAAATTTAAGGAGAAACAATGGCAAAATCAGACTTGCTAAAAGAAGCAATCGCTGATGCAAAAGCTGTTAAAGAAACTGCTTTAGCAAACGCTAAAATTGCTTTACAAGAAGCCTTTGCACCTCGTTTAGAAAGAATGTTAGCAACAAAACTAACAAATGAAATCGAAGGTGACGAAGAAGAAATGTCAGTAGACGAACCAATTGACGCAGACACAGAAATGGGTGACGAAATGGGTGCAGAAGCTGGAGCTGGAAATGATGTAGGTGATTTATCAATCGACGTAGACGGAGACGGCGAATTTGATGAGTTTGATATCTACTCACAAGAAGGCGAAGAAGAAATGCCGGAAGAAGAACCAGTAATGGGCGATGAAGAAATGACCGACGAATATAACGAAGGTTATGAAGATGATTTAAATCTTGAGTCTATCATTCGTGAATTA